TTGGTATTGAATCCAAATCCTTCTACAACACAAACTAGATCTACAACAATAACATTTTTTGCTAATGAAACAGGAGGAGAAATAACTGTTAATATAACACAAGGAGCTAGGACAAATGTTGTGTCTAATGCATCTTCGTCTTAAAAATTGGAAACTATCATGATAAATTTATTAAAACAATTACCAAATCAAGGACAATCATTGTCATTTCAACAATTAGATCCTACTAGAGATATTATCGATGCCTCTCAAGAAGTAGTAACAGATGCATTATGGAGTGATGATCAACCAATATTATCTACATTTTTTACTGCATCAAATTTATCAGTTTCCCAGAAAGCATATTATGTTAATGTATATCAAAAAGATCCTGCAGCTACTGGGTCTGCAATTCAATTTGCATTAGTATATGGTGATCAGCGTGGTAGTGGATCATTAAATAATGGTGGAGGACAATTAGGAGATGCTCCTAGTAAAGCAATATATTCGCAATATAAGCAATTATTACTAGATGAAACAGTAAATACATTTACATTTAAAACAGGATCTGGTGTTTATACTACAGATTCAATATATGTAATAAATTTACAACGAGCAAGATCAAAAGAAAGATTAGATCCAGGTAATTGGGAGTTACCATTAAATGGAATTACTTCTAGAGATGCAGATGCAACCGGAAGTGTTGTTATAGGACCTTCTCATATAAAATTAATTGATAATTCTTCGACAGAAACTACATCTACACCAGAAGTTGCAGATTCATATGATGTAGTTTCTGGAAGTATTTCTGATGGAATTTATAATTCATCTGAACCTGAATATTATGGTAAAGTTTATCCACAACATAGTGTTATTATTTTAGACGGCAGAAAATTAGATAAAGAATTAACATTTGATACTAATACAGGATCAAATGCGGCTGGAAGTAATCATTATGCATTATTTCATTCTATTTCTGGGTCTGCTGCAGCAGGGTCAGGATCTTTTTCAGCTAGAAATAAAGAAACTGTTAGTAGCACTATGTATTTCATTAGATTAAATAATGCAGATTATAATTATTCAAATAATCCATCATATGTAACCGGAACTCAATATGAAATTGCAAATCAAGGATATTGGACAGATCCAGTATCATATATAACTACAGTTGGATTATATAATGATCAACAAGAATTATTAGCTGTTGCAAAATTAAGTAAGCCAATTAAAAAAGATAAAAAATCAGAATTAAATATTCGTGTTAAATTAGATTATTAATTACACGTATTTTAGCCCTGTTATATTTATTATAAAATAACAGAGTTTATATGTCAGATATCACGGAATATACTGGTGAATCAGTAAAAGCTTTTAAAAAAGTAAATCCTACTGATTTAAAATTTACTCCAATGCAATTAAACAAAACGTTTTATATGTATTCTGGAAGTACTTCGTTATATACACCATTAAACGCATATTATATAGAAAAGATACCAGAAAATAATTTAAATTGGGGTGAACAAAATTTAAATGGTACTTATAAATCGATTATTTATAAATCATTACAACAATTATTTTATGGTAATACATTTGATTCAGATTTATTTTTATATAAAACATCATCAATTTTTAGTATCCCTCAAAAGAAAATGGGGCAAAAAATTAAAAATAATTCATTTACATATAACAGTGCATCTTTAAGTTTAAAATCAAATCGTTCTGGAAAAATATATGATGAAAATATAAGTACTGGTTCATTTCCTGACACATTAAAATTTTATGAAGGATTTAATAAATATTTTACATTATCAAATATAACATATGAATCACAAAATATTAGTTATATTGATGGAGTAAACACAAGTAATGGAAGTCAAGAACCTATAGGATTATCGGCATTATTTTCTGGAAATGGATATATATCTTCTAGTTTAGAAGGAATATATGACAAACAACACGATTACTCAATATCTTTTTTTATATCAGGAACTAATAATACAAATAATGATCAATTAATATTAACAAAAGCAGATCAAATAAGCAGATTTCCATGTCCATTTAATGTAGAACTTAGTGGTAGTAATGAAGTTAAATTTAGTATACGTGGAAATAATACAAATAATATTGCATTAATTACCTCATCTGCAGACGTTTCATCATCTTGGACCCATGTTGTTTGTCAAAAAACCGGTAGTGATATTGAAATGTATATTAATGGAACTAAACATGCTTCTGGAAGTTTTGATTTTCTTCGTGATAATTTAAATACATATATAAATTCTCCATCGTTTATTCATAACAATTATCATTTAAGTATAGGGGGCTATAACACAAATAGTTACAATCTACAAGGATATCTAGATGAAATTAGAATTTATAATAGATCGTTATCACAATTGGAGATAAGCACTTTATCGGACCGTAGCGAGGGTGGAGGATTATTACAAACAAACATTGTTGGAAATGTATTTGCTGAACAAGGATTTATTGTCATATCAACTCCAGATTATAGATATAATAATTTATTATCTACAAAGTATACTGCTAGTTACCAAAGTACAATTACATCATATGAAATGTCGACATTATGTCGTGTAGATGCAGGTGACTTTAATGTTACTAATAATCATAGTGCACATAATGACTCAAATACTCAATATTTAAATTATCTAACCGGAAGTGATTTTTTTCCATATATAACATCTATAGGATTATATAGTTCTACCGGAGAATTATTAGCTATTGGAAAATTAGGACAACCAATAAAAAAACGAGCGGATGTTGATATGAATTTCTTAGTTAGATTAGATTTAGATATTAGACCTATAAAATCTGGATCTAGTTTAAATAGTATAAATCAAAATCTTAATATAAATAATTCCAGAGCAGTTGGAGGATTATCATATTGATTAAATTAAAAAATATATTAAAAGAAATATCAGAAACCGAAGCTGATAGATTATTAAATAAAATTAAAAACAAAGAATATTCATTTCTTGCGCAAGGTGATAATGGAAAAGTATATGCAATAAATGGAGAAGATTTATTATTTAAAATAACTACAGAACCAGATGAAAAAGCAGTTGCTGATGTTATTGTAGGAAGAGCAGAACAATTCAATTCATTTATTCCTGTACATTATTCAGATCCAAAAAGTAGTATGTATATAATGAATAAAGCAAATCCATTATCTCCAAAAGAACAAGAAGAAATAACAAGATTTTATAATGGTTATAAAAATTTTTTAAGACAAGCTGGACCAGATGCATCCATATTTGATTATTTAGATACAGAAGAAACAAGATCTTATTCTGTAACTTTAATTAATTTTATGAGAGCATTACAGCAACATGTAAGAAAAACAAATATAGGCGATTTACATTTATCATTAGATTTCAAACCAGATAATATTATGAAATGGAATGGTAATTTAGTAATGATCGACTGGTAAAAGGAAGTTATGAAAAATCATTGGCACTCTAATAATAAACAACGCCAAGCGGCGTACAAGTATGGATATAGATCTGGATTAGAATTAAAAGTTGCAGATCAAATTAAAGAAGCAAAATATCCAGTAAATTATGAAAAAGAAACATTACATTATATTGTTCCTCAAAAAAATTCAAAATACACACCAGATTTTCTTTTTATGAAAAAGAATGGAAATATAATGTATATTGAAACAAAAGGAAGATGGACTAGTACCGATCGACAAAAAATGAAACACGTATTAAATTCAAATCCAGAAATAGATTTAAGAATAGTATTTCAGAATCCAAATCAAAAAATATCCAAAGGATCAAAAACAACATATGAAATGTATGCAAATAAATTAGGTATACAATATGTTGCAAAAAAAGAGATACCAAACGAATGGTTACAAGAATGTTGTAAAGAAGGAGAAGATCCAAAGATTTTAAATAATTGGTTGGATAATTGAAAAATAATCATTATTTTTTTAATGTAAGTTAATAAAAAGATGAAATCGTTTAATGTAATGTATATTATTAAATGATGATTCGTTAGACCGATT